AAAATATTTTTAAATTTTATTTTTTTAGTTTTTTGTGTTTTAGAGAATTTGATATAAAAATGGTGGCCTCGAATGACGCCAAAAAAATCTTCATATACCCCTATAAATAAATACTTTAGATTTTTTAGTTATACATTTTTTTATACATTTTTGGTTTTAAACACGCTTTTTATTTTACAAAAAATTATCTTCGTCCGTTTTTGTTGGCTTGTCTTTCTCTACTTCTTGCACTTCTGCCCCCAGCTCTACTATTTGAGCTTGAAGAGCTAGAGCCGTGTTTTTCTCTTTGCCTTTCTCGGCTAGCAGCACTACGCCCACCTGCTTGTTTTTTATTTCCACCCCAGTCCCTACCAGAAAATTTATCACTAAAGTTTCTATCATCAAAAGCAGTGTGGCTGGCACTTCCAACGCTGTGACTAAAGTCTCTACCACCACTTCCTCCATTTTTGCTAGCGGCAGCTTCTGCTGCTTTTTGTTTTTCGATAGCCATTTTTGCGGCAGCAAGGGCAGCAGCTACTTTTGAAGCAAGCCCATAGTCTATTTTAGCTCCACCAAAGCCAACCAAACCCATTGCCTCTACCATGTTGCCTGCTGGAGTATTTGAAAAACTAAAATTTCCGTTTTTATCAACCGACACTCCAAGCCCATTGCCGCCATTTCTCATTATTGATGCAAGTTTTGTGGCAGTGTTTGCCCACTCATTTGAGCCAGTATATGTGTTTTCTTTGGCTGTTGTGCTAGCGTTAGCGTGATCACTTTCTGACGTTCCAGCTGGTGTGATATTAAAGGCGTTTAAATCAAAGGCTATCACCTTATCAAGCAGTGATTTTGTTATCTGCTGCGTCGCACTAAATGCCACATCTGATAGTGTTGTGTCAAAACCTGCATTTTGTAGCGATGTGCGAGTGTTTATCTCGTAGTTTAGCCTGCCTAGACTATCCATGCGCATATTTGTCATTAGCGAGCTTTGTGATCTTATGCCATCTAACTTATTACGTGTGAAGTTTTGCATCGCGGCTCTTGCTGGGTCAAGGCTAGTTAGTGTTTTTTTACCAGCTCTACCGTGTAGCGCATCATCAAAGGCTTGTTCCATTTTATATCCGTATAATTGTTTGCCAACTCTCACGCCAGTTATGTTGCCGTTGTAGTCTGTTTGCGCTATCGTTACGTCAGGGATGCCAAACCACCCGCTAAACGTATCTTGCATAAACTCACCAAAACTCATAGGGCGATCATAAAACGCTGTGTTGCCTACTACTGCGTTTAGATCACCACCAAAACCAAAACTATTATCAAGTCCTACTGCCATTTCGAAAACTTCGGTTACAAGAGCATTAATTAGCCCAGCTATCGGAGCTACGCCTAGAGGAGATATAGTTGTGCCAAGCGCTGAAAGCGTGTTTTGGATAGCGACCGAGGTTAGCGTGCTTTTCATATTTTGATACATTGCTTCGGCTACATTCACGGCGTTAAAGCGTCCATTCACGATGCCGTCATATAGCATACCAGCTAAAGCTTGCCCTACAACTCCGCCATACATTTTGCCGATATTTTCAACCAAATTTTCAGCATAGCTGTCGTTTCTTATTTCACTTAAAAACTCTTTTAGGCTTGTGTAGTCGCCTCTTTGCAAACTGGCAAAGCCATTCCCGTCTATCCTGCCAAAGCGGCTATCTCTGTTTGAGTTTTTAGGAGTAGAAAATTTTATTTTTGTTACCGCTTCTACGCTATCAATAAGTAAATTTATGCTAGTATCATAATCAGGCTGGTTTATAGCGATTATCATCGGCATTAGCACATATTCGGCAAAGTCTTCATTAAGCCCTATTATTGCACCACTTAAGTTGCCAGCTTGTGCGATAAAAAAGCTCCTTAAATCAGGCGAAGGTATGTTAAAAGCAGAACAGCCAAGGCTGCCTGCTTGGTAAAAATCAAACTGCCCACCAGCCATAAACTCATAGTCATCGTCAGTGTCTGAGTTTGTTAAATTTAATATATCGCTTAAGCCGATCATTTCTTTGTCATAATGAAGTTTTTGTTTTCATCGATCGTTATATCGTTTTTAATTAGCGCATGCACCATATTAAACAAATACTTTGTCATATCAGACGGCACTATCATACCACCAGCTTGATTTTCTGCTATGAAGTTTCCAAGCACTGACATTGATTTGATTATTCTATTGTCGATTACTTGCCTATCTACTGCTCGTTGTTGGCTTTCTGCTAGTGCTTGCTCTTTTGCAAGTTTTGCTATTTGAGCTCGTAAAAGGTTATTTTGCTCCTTTAAATTTTCTAGTTTATCCGCTGCTTGTGCCTCTAGTTCATCATTTTTTAGCTTTGTGTTTCTAGTTTGTTCTTTTATCCCTTCGATGTTTGCATCCATTGCGGCTGCTTGTTTTTCAAGGTTTTTAAGTGATAGCTCAAAGCTTAGGTCTTGTTGTGTTAGCTCCAGCCCAGTTTGCATTGCGGTAATAGTAAATTGCGTTGTGATTAGCGGCAACATTTGAGAAAGCACGTTTATTCTGTGCTGGTTTGGTATCTCGTATTTCTCAAAACAATCATCAAGATATTTTAGTGTTTCTTGATATGGTGTATCGGCTCCAATGCTTAATTTTAATAATTCTCTCGTTCTTTCTAAATATGCGTTTTTAAAGTCCATTGTCTTTTCTCTCCAGTCTAGTTACTTTTATTCTTTGCAAATCAAGATCATCACGCAAGTCGCTTACGGCACTTTTTAATCCATTTGTTTCTATTCGTCTAATCCTTGATGAAAAGCCGTTGATTGTGTTGTTTAGGTCATTTGCAAAACTTCGCAACGATCTAGTTTCATCTTCAAGGCTACCGATCTTGTTTATAATTGTTTGTAGTTGTGCTTTTATTTCATCGATCTCAGCACCTAAATTTCTTTCAGCCATTACACGATCCTTGCTCTATTCTCCCAACCTTGCTCATATACACCAAGGCGTGGGTTTTTTCGTATCAAATTTCTATAATATGCGATCTCTGCCCTATCAAAATCACTATCAAATGCCACCGTATCATAAGCTTTTAGCGCTTTTAGTGTATTTGCCCCCATTATGCCGTCGATTGTAAGCCCTAGCATATTTTGAAGCACACGCACGGCACTTTTTGTGCCAACATTCACCGCAAAACAAAAAAGCTCATTTGCTTTTAGTTGGCTATCTACGTCATCCAGGCTTAGAGCGTCCCAATAAGTTTTCTTGTAAAAGTTTGCCACTAAATTTACAAGTGCATCATCGTTATACAAAGCTACGCTAGCCTTTTTAAGATCGCCGTATGCGTTGATCGCTGCTCTAACTTGTCCCCACCCTTGCCATTTTGGGTTAGCTGCTTCATAAATACCCATAAAAGTTAAGCCTTTTTCATTTGGGTTTTTATGTAGTGCGTTTTTAGGGCTGTTAAATTCTAAACTCATTAAAAGATTAAAAGCTTGTGTGTAGTTCATTTTTCATCCTTAAAATTGTAGTCTTGTGGCGGTTTTGGCGTATAGTCATAGTTGTTATCACTGAAGTTGTCTATCTTTTTGTCTATAGCCTTGTCGATCACGGTACTAACCCAAGCTGTGCCACGCCAGGCAAAAAAGCCACCAACTGCAAGACTAAAGCTCCCTTTTTCTGTGAAATAAAAAGCTGTCTCATAAGCTACCCAGCATATAAAGGTTGAGCTTATCGTGCCAACAAAAAAATTTATGATAGCCTTACCATCGCTTGCAACCTTGGCGTTACCCCCTGCAATGCTTAGCACACCACCCACAAAGCCAACTATTATCACCCAAAAGTAAAAGCCTAGCCTATCCATAAGATCATCCATCGCTAGCCTCTTAAAATTTATATGTAAAGATGAGCATTATTAGGACGGACAATACTATTTCTACTACAACCATTTTATTAAACCAAAATTTCTTAGTCTTTTTTATGATAGCTTCCATTTACGCATCCTCATGCTTTTATTGTTTGTCTCTTTTTGTTTCATACTTTTTTATGTCCTCTAGCTGTCCTATACACTTCTCATAACCACTATAAACATCTATTAATAGCACCCCTGCATCACTTTGATTTGTTACGTTTCTATCTGCTATCATAGGAGCTTCAAGAAGGTAGCTAGGTATCTTGTCATACTTATTTACTACTTCCTTGTTTGCGCAACCCATCAAGCACATAAGAAACACTGATGTCAAGAGCACTAGACATATCTTTTTTGTCCTCATTTTGCACCTTTTCTTTCACTTTATTTGCTTTTATCTCTATTATCTGCTTTTGCCTACTGACCTTTTCAATGGTATCAAGCTTAAGAGAGATAAGCCTATCTTGCTCGTTTATCTCATCTTTTAGATTTTGGTTCATCTCATCGCTAGCCTTTAGATTAGCTCTTGTAACGCTAAGTTCGTTATCTAAGCTTTGATACCTATACCCTAGAAACAAAGTGGCAAGTAGCAAGAAGCCACTAAGATATAAACTAGGATTTATCATTATTACTCCCTAGCACCCTTTTAAACGGATTTACGCACCATACACTTTTAAGCACCTTCTTATCATCTGCTTCAAGATATGTGCTTTTGTTCTCTTCATTCATCCCGCAAATATCCATAAGCTTCCAGCCTAGATATATCCTGCAATAAAACTTAGATTTACCGTATCTAATCTCACGGTAATAACCAAAGCGCTCACGTCCGTCTTTCATCCTACAAGTCACTATACACTCGGTGCTTTTTGTTCCTTTGTTTTCTGTAGCTAGAGTATCGCCAACACTTTTAACACTGTTTGCATCTATATCTTCAACTCTAACGCCTAGATACTTCGCACTAAAGTTTCCTATTCTGTTACGATAGAGCCAACAAAGCCTCGCAAAGTAGGTTCTGTTCTTGCCATTTGGGAAGTGCTCGTTTTTCCAGCCATCATCGCCGTTTATCCCGTAGTCGTTCTCATCAAACCACGCCGCCCACTTTGGTAAGCGTTCGCTTTTCTCATCGCAAGCTAGCAGAGCGATAGGCACTACGATAAAATGCATTATCTCGATGGGTAGCTCAATAGCTATGTTTTTAAGAATTTGTAGTTTTTGCTTTTGGGTTAGTCTCATCTTTTACCTCGCTTTGGTATTTTGGACTTGCCGGGCAACCCTCCCAAGGGCAGTTGCCTTGTTTGTCTAGCTTTGAGCTGCATATCTCGCAGCGTTTAGTTTTCTTTTTCATCTTTGTTTTCTCCTTTTTCTAGGGCTTGTTTTTGAGCCAAGAGCTCTTTGTATTCGGCGCGCAAATCCTCTACAACTGCCGTGTTGCCAATAATTAGAGCATTGCGGATATACTCCTCACACTCTTTTATCTCAGCTTCAATTACTGCTAGCTGTTTAGCTTTTTCATCTATCTCTTGCTCTTTTTTGATTAGCTTGCCGTTTTGTATGAAATTAGCACTTATTTCTAGTGCCTTTTGCCACTCTTCATCTGAAATCTTAAAGCTTGGTTCTGGGATAGTTTCGTGGATTTCATCATCGTAGTATCCTAGTATCGTTTTTTCTTTTTCATCATAATGGGCGTATTTCATAGTTCCTCCTTTTAATGTCCTATTGCAATCCAGTATGCAGGATATGCACTATCTGTATCGGTATTTTGAATAGTGAATTTTTCCTTGAAAAATCCATTAATCTGCACGGAAGTGATAGCGTTGTTCGGACTAGGCAGTCCAGGCGTTGCCACTACCGATAGCGCCCAGTTTGGAAAAACTATAGGGAACATTATCTCTCTTTCTTCTCCTACGCCTAGATTTTGAATTTGTC